TGTTAGTTTAGTTTCTGGTGCTTGTATATCAACAATAGCTCCAGCAGTTATATAAGTCATCCTTGCTACATTAGTGATTATAGTTACTGTTCCAGTTGTTGCTGTTACATTTATATCTTGTGTGTTGTTGCTAAAAGTAGCATCATTTAACTCATATGTTCCAGCCGTATCTATTTCTACTCCATAGGTGTTATTACTGTAACTACCACCATTAATAAATCCATCAAACAACACACCACCACTTCCTGTATGTCCTGTAATAATACAGTTTGTAAGTGTTGCTCCACCACTTATCTGTCCACACCCAGTAAATCTTACACCAGTAATTGTTTCGCCAATTTGAAAAGTAGGATTGTAGTTTGCAATAGTTGAACCCTCTAAACCTACAGTAGCAGTACCACCAGTTTTTAAGAAGTTACCTTTATCACTCGTCAGCAGACTCGCTACACTACCTTTTGCATCAGTAAAGTCCAATCCAAATACACTGCTATCTCCATCAACATTATATATAAAGTTTCCTACACCATCTGCTTGTGGTGGGAATCCTAGTGCTTGGTTTGATGAACCCATGTAACAAGAAAATCTTATAGTTTTTGATGCTACAAGCATTGTTGGTGTATATGCTTTTAGCCCCTCTGTAAATCTCTGTCCGTTTAGTGTTTCTTCAACTGCTAAGAACTTCTCTATGTCAAGAAGAGGCACACCAAAGCTTTCACCCCCACCTCTTACTGTTTGTAAGTCTAGTGTATATTGGTCGTACATATGCATAGTATCTCTACTTGTGTCACTTGTAGTTTCTAACATAAACCCAATATATTTTATTGCATTGCTATTAAAGCTTGGTGTTTGGTACTTTGGAGTATCAGTAGAATTTAAATCAAATGTTCTAAACTCTGGTGTATCGTACTGAAACCCTGCTGCTATCTTATTGTTTATAATCCATATCTTCCAGTTATTTGAGCTATCAATCGCACAGAAGTATGTCTTTGCTGCATTACCATTATAGTGTCTTGACCATATTGCCAGTGCTTCACTTGAATAGTCTATCGGTGTAACCCACGACTTAAATGAGCCTAAGTAGTTTGCTTTCCACCCAGCTTGATTGCTCTGTGTACCTCTTGTTATTAAATTAGTGTCGCCCTCAGTGTAAGTAAAGCTTCTATCTACCATGTGATAAGGTGCTAATGTTGGACTTGCTGTACCTACTGAGAATGTCTGAACCACTCCATCTTCTCTTCTTTCTGCATGAGATATTAGTTGATACCAGTATCCCTCAGTTTTACTGTCCATTACATCATGGTCTTTTACAAAGTATATACCATCACTAATCCCTATTCCTGTACATCCACTAATCTTAAGTGTTTCGTATGTATTTAGTTTTATGTCTGACTTGACATAGTTGGTTACGTCACCCTGATAACTTGTACCTGTACTGTATATTAAAGCACTTGCTGTACTCGTAGAACCAACTACAGTAGAATTATTTGCTTGTAGTCCTCCATTGTAGTCATATACCATTAGGTATCCTCTACCACCTGTACTCGTTGAATATACTCTTATCCAACCGAGCTTACCAGTGCTACCATCTCCAAAGGTTACAGTTTCCCCTATGACTCCATTATCTAGCCAGTCTGTACCACCGTTATCAATTCTGAATACCCATTGTGGAGTTGTAGCTATCATCTCTAAATTTGGTGTTTGATTAACTCTTGCTATTCCAGTCTTTGGGTCTATTCCGCTTGCGTATATTGCTTCCATCCAAGTATCATCACTTGTGTTATCAGCATCTATTTTTACTAATGAATTTGATGGTGTTATTTGTAGAGGTACTATCACATTGGCTGGGTCATCTCTAAACAATACACCTATCGCTGCTGTTTGGTCACTTGGTACTGTATCTTCAAATGCTCCCATTGAACCAGCTCCACTTGATATACCTTGATACATTTTAACATCTGTTGCTAAATATAATCCTGCTCTACCATGAGAACCAGTTGTTATTGTATCAGCATCTGAGCTACCTACATACAATGCTAACTGGTCTGCTGCTGTTGCTACTAAATCAGGATATGATACTTGTGTATTTGCACCAGCTGTATAGTATGAAGTACCTGCATCTATAAATGGGTCTGTTGGATGTACTCCCCTGATTGCTGCTGTAAACACATACATGTATGTTCCTACTACAGGACAAGTCCATGTTGATACTTGTTCCCCATCAACTTCTGCGAACTTATAGTACATCTTAGCTTCACACACATCCATTGTTGAACATCCATGAGGTACTGGCTTCCAGTCTGCTCCACCTAGTCCACCTGCATCATCTATCTTCCATATATTTTCGTTGTCACTATGTGCTACTGCTGTTGTACCATCGTATGCTCTTTGAACATTAAATGTCCTGTCACCAGCTCCACTTGTTATTAGTATCTTTTCATCACCTATTTGTAGTACATCACCATCTTGAAAGAACATATTTGAAGTACCAACTGTAAAACTTGTTGAAGTTATAGTTTCATTTGATGTTATGTGTGTAGCAAGGTTAAATCCATCAAGCAGTTGAACTTCTGCATCTGTGTTAGCTCCCCATGCCATTACCAGTAAGTCTCCAGCTTTAACATTTGATAGTGGTGGTTCTTCTATAGTAAATCCTGAATCATCTGCACTTGATGTGTATTGAGTTTTATAGTCAATTATGTATGCCATTAGATACCCTCCGTGTAAGTAGAAGTTACGCTAGATATATTACCCTCTACGTAAACAATAACTCTATTTAGTGTTCCACCATTTACTTCATCAGTAATGGAAACTGTACTTATATTACCGTTATTATACCCTATTACTTTAGAGAACAACTTTACAAGCTTATCATTTGCAGTATAAACATCTATATTAGTAATATTAGATCCTGTATATGTTAGCTCTTTATATGCTGTAGATTGTGCTACTTTAAACATACTCTCAATCTCAGTACGTCTTCTTAGAGTTATGTCAATACCACCATTACCATTACCGCCATTGCCATTGCCGTTACCACCATTACCACCATTACCACCATTACCACCATTACCACCATTACCATTACCGCCAGTACTAGAAGTATTAGTCCATTTACCACCTACAAAACTTAGTACATCACCTTCACTAGCATTATTAGTATTTGTATCAGCTAGGTTACGTAGAGTAGATATCTCAGGATTAGTAGTTGTAGGTCCAAATACTCCAGTAGCAGGTGCAGTCCACTTAGGTATAACCACTTCTTTGACTTCACCATCTGTGAGTTTGATCTTTAGCTTATCTTCAGTAGCTGTGATATCTTTAATACCTACACCAGTAGCTCCAGCCTTACCTTTATCACCTTTAATGGATTTACCATCTTTACCAGGATCACCCTTAATAGATTTCCCAGGAACACCCTGCTTACCTACAATACTCTTTCCATCTTTACCACTGGGACCAACTGGGCCTATTATAGACGCACCAGTATCACCCTTAGGACCAGTAATAGATTTACCGTCTACACCATCTTTAGGTATAGGTATCTTAGACATCTCAGAAGTTACTGTAGACTGCATTTCAGCCTGTACAGCGTCTAACTTACTACCTAAACCAGCTAGATCTTTAGCCGTTTTAGCCGTTAATTTAGACAATGAACTATCTAATGTTTTAACAGTTTTAGAAGTATTGTCTACTATTACCTTCTGGTTAGTAAGCCCTGTGAGGGCTACGTCTAATAGCTCTTGATCTAAGGTAGTCATTACTACGCTCCGACTTTACTTTTTACAGCGTCTAATCTAGCTTGATCCGCCATTTGTTGCTTTGTAAGCTCTTTATCAACTTGTTGTCCTTGTTTTTCCATCTCTCTTTGATGAGGGATACCTTGTTCCTTTTCAAGGTAGTCAAGATCTTTAAGATCTGAATTACTCATGATCTCTCTAGTCTTAGCTCTCTTAAGTTCAATATCAACTCTATTCTCTTCACCTTTTGCTTGTTCATTAGCAATTTGTGCTTTAAGTTTTTCCATCTCTAGCATCTGCATTTGTTCAGCAAACGCTTGAGCTTGTTCTTGAGCAGGATCTGGTTCAGGGTTTTCAATAGCAAACGCAATATCTGGTTCACCTATGAGCTTCATGTATCTAGCAAGTAGTTTCTGTTGAGATGCTTGAGGCATGTTAGGTCCCATAGTTTGTAATACAAATCCAGTAGACTGTGCTTTAGCTGCTCTAGTCTCTGCAGACTCTAACGTAAGCTTAATATCAAACTGCTTACCATTCTTAGACTCTACATAAGGTTTATCAGTAATAGCCATTACTTCTTCAGGACTTAAAAACTCAGCATTATATGTACTAAACTTCTTAAGCATAGGAATTAAACAGTCTTCAGCTATACCTTGAGTAATGTGCATCTCTCTCTTAGCAGATGAAGTAGTTGTAGCATTTACTGCTGCAGCACTAGAACCTAGAGCATTGCCTCCAGCTCCATGATTCATAAGGCTTACACCTACAGAACTTTCTGCTGATTGAGTGTTTCTATCTAGTACAGTAAATACTGATCCATTAAGACCTCTATATTGATCCTGATATACCTCTGCCATAGTAGTATTGTACTCAAAGTCTTTACCTTGTTTCATCTTCTTAAGGTTAGCCTCATCAGTGAAGCCTTTCTTAGTTCCAGTCTGACCATTATTAGCTAGCTTCATATCATCAAAGATACCTCTATGAAGTACTGAATCTATGTGTTGACGTTTACCAGTCTTAGCAGCTAATGCTTTACCCCAAATTGAACCAGGTACTTTCTTATATACTGCTTTTTCAAATGGTATCTCTTGACCAGGTAGAGGGTTATCTTCTTCCCGAATAATAACATCACCAACCCAAGCAATAACGATAGGTTCAGCAATACCATCATCATTAAGGTCATAGTTACCCCAATACTCATGTACAATAAATTTCTTACGTATATCATCTTCGAATCTAAAAGTATCATCAGTTGAATCTCTTTGTTCATAAGTTTCATCACGTTCTAGTTGATTAACTAGCTTATCCAAATTCTTATATCTACCATCTTTACGTAAGCTAGATAGATCTGTCTCCCAGTCATGAATAACAAATGAAGCATTAGCAACTTTACCGCTACATGTAGGATCCATACGGATATCTATAGGATCAATAACCGTTCTAAAAGGCTCATTTAATGTAGTAACCATTTGCTTAACTAATTCTACACCTACTTGTACAGGTTGACCTGTCATAGGATCAATAGCCATAACTGGTTGTTCTATCTCTTGTTCTTCTTCTTTAAAGTTCCAACCAGTCTTAACAAACGCTGTCCCTTTTTCAGCTATATACGTAACTAGATCTGTCATAAATGAAAAGTGATCCATTCTTTGTATAACCTGATAACTTAATACAGCCTCTTCTTGCTCTGCAATTGCATCATCTTCATGAGTAAACGCTTTAGCATTAATAAGGTCTTTAGAGCTAGTAAATGGATCTACAATAGAGGGTATTTGCCAATCTAATAAATTTTCAGTTAAATCACTAACATACTTACTTTTATGATCTACTTCTGTGCCATAGAGTTTAGAGTCTTTGACACTCTCCCATTTGCTAATTAGTTTATCATTTTCATTCTTAGATACTTCACTGCCTTTATAGTCAGCTTTTGCGTGTAATAGTACTTTACTAATTTGCTCTTTTTCCATACCCTATCCTTATTTATAGAAGAGATTAATCTTCTCATTTGTTCTTGGTCTTACATCTAAATGTAACCAAGATACACCCATCTCTATGCCACCTATATATGGAAACTCATCCTGATGATACAGGATATAGTCTCTAACTTCATCTGTAGTATACTCAGAGAAGATACAGTCTATAGCTTTACCTATTGAGTGTTGAGAACCTTCTGAATAGTATTGAGAGTCTTTAGTTCTAAGACCGCTCCAGCCTCTATCTCCACCCCACTTATAGTTGTTAATAGTCATTGAACCGTTTGGGAACTTTTCTTTAATAGCATCTATCGTAAGAAGCAAAGTATCATCTAGGAGCTTCCAAAGAATGTCTTCTTTTATATTATTATATAGTGGTAGTGGAACTAACTCATGTATCTTAAACTTCTTACTTTTCATTTACTCTCCTAGAAACTTAGTATTAATCGAGCGCTAATAAGCTCTATATGTCTTGAGTCTTGGGATAAGTACTCTTTGTGTTCCTTAAAAGTCTTATGTTGAATCCAACTAGATTGTTTCCATTCAACAAGACCTGTTACATGCTTATTATACACATACCTAACACCTGCACTGTAATCTTCATATAACCTAGAATATTTCTTACTATTTAAAGAACTACCATAAGATACGTATGGTGTGATGGTGTCAGTTAAGTACGTAGCAAGATAATGCATTTGACCTATAGTGTGGTAACTAACATCTATGTCTTCATTTTCCATGTACATATGGAATGCTTCATACCCATATGTAAGATATTTATTACTACCTATTATACCTATTCTATCTATGTCTATAAGGAAGTCGCTCTTAGGAGCAAATACGGAGGAGTCTTTATCTGCGAGGTATAACATATACCTATCAAAATCACTAGTTGGAGTACCCTCAGTAGGATTGACTCCAACAGGTATTCTAGCCTTATTTAAAAATAAAGAGAAATGGTCTTTGTATATTAGATGTAAATCTATTGATTGAATAGACTCGGTATAATCTAGGTCTACATATTGGCTATTATAGCCGTAGAATGACCCTTCTGCTCTATCCTCACCTAACTCTCTAGCTTGTGTAAGTGAATATTTAGCAGTAAGTATATACTTACCATTGGGTAGGTATGAGTATGTTTGTTGAATACCTAATGTAGTAGATAAGTACCCTTCAAGGAACTCATTGTTATATACACCATGATTCTTGAATATGAAAGGGTTTTGTTCGTTAGCAGTTTTAGTATTTTCAAATACACCTTGGAAAGTATCTATAGTACCAACCTCTGTCTTATAAACATGGTTACCATTTCTTCCAGAATAAGCAATAGATGCTTTCTCTATGTATGTGTCATCCATTCTGTTTGATACTCTAGCCTCTAAGTCAAAGCTACCTAGACTGTATCCCCCATTTAATGTGATTACAGCTCTTAATGGATTCTCATTTACATGAAATGACTTCTCGATAGGCTTGGAGTATGTATTAACAGCTGTAAGCTCTAGGTTTCCTGTTAGGTAATCGTTCGCTATAAGGATAGCTGGTGTTAGCAGTGTTGCGAGTAATAAATGTTTCATTCAATTATCTCCACTTTAACTAACCCATTTTCTGTACATAGATACAATTCATCACTACTTATTATAGTGAGTGTACCTTGATGCTTTATCATTTCAGGTACTAGCACTTTATTACTAATTGTCTTTATGCTCTTAGTGGATGCTATTATCTCTTTGTATCTAGCTATTGATACACCTAGCATTGATACTATGAAGTTCTTCTGTGTATAGCTATCCAAGTCTCTAACAAGTATTGTTACTTCACTTCCATCACTCCAGTGAGTTAATTTACCTAAGTACATATAGTTGAGTTCATAAACAGATAGCTCAATTGCATCCATCTCATTAGCTACAGCTTCAGTACTGCCAATATAGTCTGATAGAGATTCTGCTAATAAGTTTAATGATAGTAATAGTGGTAATAATAGCTTAATCATTTTTTCTCCAGTGCTCTTAATCTTCTACCAACATTCATCATTGATTGAGAAGTTGTTGAAGTAAGGTCTACTAAACTCGCATTCAGTTTTATAAGTTCAGCATCTAATGCTGCTGTTCTCGTATCAATACTATCATGGTAATCTGAGTTTCTGACTATCTCTTTATTAGCGATATCTGCAGCAGACTCTATAATAACTAGCCTTGTGTTAATATCTATGTATACACCTATGATTGATGCAATAGGTAATACTAATGCAGCTAGGAGTTCCCCTCTAATAACATTAGGGATTGGAGAACGTTTCTCTTCTTTTCTGTGCTCACCGATAGTTCCTTCGAGCCTACCTAATGCTTCAAGGATCTTTAAATTAGTCTCATCACTCATGATACACCTTTTGGGTTTATTATCGTAATTATACCATATTATTTTAAGGTTTCTAAAACTATTATACGTTCTCTACAATTTCTAATCTCTTTAGCGTACTCTTCGTGAGCTAAATCAGCTCTATAGCTGCCATTGCTTCAAAATTCATTACTTACTCTTGAATGACTTAATAAATCCACCAGAGTAATAGAAACTAAATATAGCCATTGCTATCCAACCTAAGTTAAAGACTGCTACAAGTTGCATATATCCATCTAGTTTTGACTCATTAAAGAAGTATATAAATACACCTACCCAGAATGCAGCAAAGAAGTTTACAGCAAACAATACAGCTAAGTATCTCTGAGCAAGTTGGAAGTTACCATTCTTAGTCAATGTTTCAAACTTGAACTCTATAACTTTCTTATTTAGCTCTTTCTTCTCTTCTTCCGTAAACACCAAAGCATCACCAGTAGATACTATTGCATTAACCGCAGTGTCTATAGAGCTGGTTGAAAATATATCCATGAAACCCATTTCTTATCCTTTAACTATTACAGCTTGTTCTATAACAGCTATTATATCGAAACTCTTCTTTACTTCAGACTTGCATACATCACAGCCAGTGTGAACTTTAAGTGCTATTGGAAATTCTATCGTTAAGCCAGTTAGTTGAATACATCTTGAACATAATTTCATTTTAAACCCTAGTATTAATATCTATAGACACCAACCTATACATATAGGGATGCCTCTGTATTGTATATAGTTAATGCTTCTGCTTCTGTTATCTCTCGGTTATAAAATCTAAGTCTTGCCATGTTGCCTACAAAATCATAAAGACCAGTGCTATTTGAACCTAGTTTAATATTACCTAATTGAGACTCTAATGTAGATTGAGTAAGTGCCGTACATAGAACACCATTTTGATACATCTTTGAGCCAGTGCTGCTAGTGAATATAGTTATATTACTCCAAGTATCAGTCGGGTTATTTAGTGTAAATGAATAAGCACCAGTATACCCACCATATACAGTGCTACCTGAAAAATACATATGGTAGCTAGTTATATCATATCTACCAATAGGCATACCTACTGTTCCTTTAATCCATAGACTAATTGTTGAATCTCCAACTATTGATAATCCAGAATCCAATGTAATTGCTCCAGCACCACCAAAGTATGCACTAACACCATCGTATGTAACACCTGACCCTGAACCATTAAATGCACTTACTACATCAACTGCATCATTTTCTAAAGGATAATAAGATATTAATCCATCAGTTGGAACAGTTGGAACAGTTGGAACAGTTGGAACAGTTGGAATTTCTACAGTTTCTCCAAACGAAGCCAGTAGATTTAATGCTTGAACTTTAAGTCTTGTATACAGCACTGTAATAATAGATAAAGGTAATGAATAGGTATTTCCATCAGAAACCTTAAACTTAAATGCTTCTGTTGCATCCATAGCTAATGAGTAAGTTCTTCCATCATTTAGTCTAACTGCATCTTCTGTCGGAGTAGGCAAAGGAGGCTCTACACCAACTTCAGGTATCTCTGTTGCTTGACCACCAATGGTTGTAATGTACCCTTGTGCTATATCAACATAACCCTTATTCGTTGGATGAAATGGGTCATATAATAATGTAGTATCTAATGATTGTATATCTGTACCCATATCAAGAAAGTCATATCCTCCAGAGTCTCTAAGTCCTTTGACATCAGGTCTGTAAGTAGACCACCAGAATGACATTGGACTCCATGTGGATGGGTCACCAGTATTCCAATTTCCTACATTATGACCAAGAACGAGTATTGGAAGCATATCGTTTGCTGTTATATCTGCCATGATAGAAGTTAGTGCTGGCAAATCAGAAGACCCAACTTTTGCTGAGTTTATCCCAATATTAACAAACACTGCATCAGGCTTAGGGACTCTTAGTGCTAGCTTACCAACTGTATCTTGACTTAAAACAAAGTCAGCATCATATCCTGAATACCCATAGTTGTATACCTCAGAAGAAGCATTTCTTGCAACCAAGGCAGTCTTTAATAATCTTGCTGGACTTCCAATGTCAACATTTGCCATGGTCTCTGGGGAGGTAAAATAACTAATTATAGTAATTAATAATCCCTCCCCTAAATCTGTCCAGTTTGGACCCCATCCAGTATTGTTAAAACCATGTGCAGTATCATCTCCAGCCCATATTACGGACCCAGGATTTGCACCATAACCACAAGTAGTAGAATCTCCTATTACTCCAATGCTAACAGCATCATTATTTACAACTTTCGCTTGTAATTGTGCAAGTGTTAAAGCCATCTGTCCACTCCTATCTTACGAATGGAACAGTTGGAGGTGTGAAATTGGCAGTTCTAAGGGCTGAGCCTATCTGTATGTAAAACTCATCTAGATTTGAACTATGTGTATTTGCTGTACTGTAGTGCCATCTTCCAATTTGCAATTCAGATACACCTTCTGTTATTACTGATGTTGATGTTGTGCTTCCACCAAAAACACCGTTAATGTATATGCTGTATACATCGCCAACTCTATTTAGAGATATATGTGACCACACTCCCAATACTGGAGTAAATGCCGTTGAAACACTTAGTGTAGCAGTATTATCAACAGCAAAAGTAATATTAGCACCATTCATTAAGCCTAAGTACCAACCATTCAAGCCTCCACTTACACCACTAGATGCTATAAAGTGGTGTGCAGCTGTTGATATCGAAGTAGGCTTGAAAAAACATTCCATAGTAAAATCATTAGTACCAAATCTTAGTGCTGGGTCATCTGCAACAGTTATGTAGTTTGTAGAGTTGGCATTAAGCATAGATGCTGTCCCTAATACTGGCGATGCAGTTGTGGTTGTAGGAAGACCTACTTTTGTTATTGTAAACCCATTTTTTGAGCTATCTTCAAATACGGCACCGCCTTCAAGACCATCCATGTGAAGTAGTAATTCTGCTGAACCAACATATTCTCCAAGAGCTGTACTCGATGGTGTAAATGCTTCAGTTCTTAATGCTCCAGCAGTTACCATTTGAAATTCATCTACATCTGTATTATAAGTATGGTCTGTATAGTAATACCATCTACCAATCATCAAGTCGCCAACACCCTCGCTCATAACCATAGACTCTTTAGTATCCATCGCTACACCATTAACATACATAGTAGTAGTTGTCCCTACTCTATTTACAGATACATGAAACCAATCAGTCAAGTTTAGAGATGCTCCAACCCAGTCAACAGACAATTGAGAAACATTATTAATAGAGAATACTAAATTAGTACCGTTCAGAACACCTAAATACCATCCATTTAAATCTCCTTCTGTACCAACAGTACATTTTGAAGCTATTGTATGGTGTTCTGAGTATGTACCTATTGCTGAATCTGTTAATCTAAAGTATGCTTCAATAGTAAAATCATCAGTACCAGTTCTTAGGTTTGCATCATCTGCTATTTTTAGCCCTCTATCTGCACCAGCTGCACTAGAAGTAGGAGTAGCAGTAGATTGCATAAATGCTGTTCCGTCTGCTGGGTCTAATGTTTCAGTAGTAGTAAGTGACTCTGCTGTTACAGTGAACCCATTATATGAACTATCAATAAAAGTAGTTCCACCATCAGTTCCATCCATGTGTAATAATAATTGAACAACATAAGGTATTGGAATTAAATCTGTTCTTACAACAACAACTGCTCCAGCAGTAAATGCAGCATCTTCTTCAGCTTGGCTATTAGCTTCAGCAACTATCTGAACTGTTAAGTTATCATCAACATATTTTTTATTAGCAACTTGATAGTCTGCTGTAGGTGGAAACTCTGGGGTAACCATAAATGATGTAAATGTTTTAATACCAGCTATTGTTTGGTTTGTTGAAAGAGCCATATAGAGAGAGTCAAATCTAGCTTCAAGTGTTGCTTTTAAATCAGACCACAATAGTTTTTTTAGTCCAAACGAAGCAGCACTATCAACAAGAGGTATCTCGTCTAGGTCAACTGGAGTTGCTTTAGCTGGAGCAGCATGAGTATCTCCAGCTACATCTCCACCACCATCAATAGCATCTGTTAAGTTACCTATATCTTCTTTTATAACTGCTATATCCACATCATGTGAAGTAGCTCTAGAGTCTAGAACCACAATACCTGAAGTATTAGTAACTACCTGGGCTTTCTCAGCATCTGTATACACATTAGTGTCAGTATTACCTTCATATAAGTTCTTAACGTCTAGTGACGTTAATGTATTACTCACCAGTGCATAGACACTTCCAGTCCATCTATAAGTAGAAGTATCTCCACCTTTAGTCTCATCAGCTACGACTATATAAATAAACCCTATAGTACCTAACGGTAAGTCAGCATATGTTGCTACTTCGATTACATCATCCACATAACTAGGTAGTTGGCTAGCTGGTACCAAACCTGTATTATCAAGAGATGCGTAACCATTAGCTACACCCTCCTCATTTCTAGTTTGATAGATAGCAGGATCAAATGCTGTATATTTAGATTCATAATGTAATGAACTATACACACCTGTTTGTGGTGTATACGTGTAGGTACCATCACCATTGGAAGTGACCAGATTTACTAGGACGTTTTCTGCTTCTACCGCATAGCTAGTAGCAGTTAGCCTAGATGCTTCTGCCTCCCATTCGGAAAGTTGAGCGTTTGTAGCTGAGTTTGCAGAATCAGTAGCGTTCGTCAATGCATTTAGAATAGCACTGTCAGTGGGTTGATTAGTACCAATTAGTTTATCTAGGTCTGTAGCTACTGTAGTAACACTTGCGATTGATCCTGATACAGTATCTACATTAGCAATAGAGGCTGCTACCGTATTAATCTCCGATATAGGTTCTAATAAATCAAGACCTACTGCATTTACATTCGCTATATTAGCAACGGTAGTATTTACATTAGCAATACTAGTGGCAACAGTATTAACATTAGCTATATCTGTACCAACTTTATTGACATTAGCTATATCTACTGCGACTGTGTTAATCTCTGAGATTGGTTCATTCAGGTCAGTTGCAACAGTATTAACATTTACTATGTCTGCGGCTACAGTGTTTACACCTGCAATACTTCCACCTGTAAGGTTAACATTAGCTATAGATGTTGCAACAGTATTGATTTCTGATACCGGTTCAAGTAAGTCCACTCCGACTGCATTAACGTTAGCTATCGAGGCTGCAGTAGTATTTACATTAGCAATATCGGTTGATACAGTGTTGACAGCAGTAATAGCTGTACCTACAGTATCTACATTAGCAATAGAAACGGCAACAGTATTAATCTCAGAAACTGATTCATTAAGATCTGCGGCTACAGTGTTTATACTTGCTATATTAGCTGCAGAAGTAGTAATCGCCCCACTAACTGCTGCTAGCGTATTCATGTCAGCCACAGCGTCCAGTGTACCGAGAATATTAATATCACTTACCACATCCACTGTACCTAGTAAGTCAATGCTATTAGCCGTACCTAACGTGTTTAACCTGTCAATGCTAGCTGCAGTGCCTCCTGTATTAAGTCTATCTAAGGCTACTGAAGTTGTGACATCACCTAAAGCTGCAATCTCTGCACTTAATGGTGCGAGAGTTGTAACCTGTGAAGATACACTAGATACTGTGTTAACACTATCAATACTATTACTAACATTATTGACGCTTGATAGTAAAGGATCAGGAGTACCCCCTACTAATCCTTTATTTAGGTCAGTAGCTACTGTAACAACATCTGCTATGCCATTTAGATCTAGTGAATTTAGGTCATCTGCTACAGTAACTATGTCAGCAAGATTTGCAACATTAGCTACAGTATTGATACTAGCTATATTAGTCGCTGTTGTATTTACATTATCAATAGCAGACCCTACTACATTAACATTAGCTATATTAGTAGATACTATATCCATATCTGTTATAATAGCTGGTACTGCTAAAGTGTTCATATCTGAAACAGCATCTAAGGTACCTAGTAGGCTGAGGTTAGTAGAATTACCGCCTAGCGCTGTAAGATCTGCAGAATTCCCACTTAAAGCTACTAGATCTGCTGAGTTACCTGAAAGATTCTCTAAAGCGGTTGAGGTTGCTACATCACTTAATGCAGTTACTTGAGTACTTAGTCCAGCTACAGTTGTAACCGCACCATTGATACCTGATACTATATCTATATTAGACTTGAAAGGCTCTGTAGTTACCATATCTACTTTAGTGAATGCACCATTGCCTATCGCAGTACTTACAGCTGTTACATGTGCTATATCATCAGATACTATTTTTACTACATCATAAGCACTATCATTTATCGCAGACTCAACTACTTGAGCTGTTTTGCCACTTGTAAAACTACTAATCCTCTGCATCTGAAATTCCTTCTTGTCTATTAACGAACGCAGGAACTGCGTCAACTCTAATTAAACCTAGGTCTAATACACGTTTACAACTAGCCTCATACCTCATGTAGTGAGTGTTATTCTCTGCTTTAATATCCCCATTCATACTACCATGAGCTCTATAGCCTATGTAGTGTAAAAATGGTTCCATCAGTTGTTCAGGTAACCTAACATTTTGTGCAAGAGTTACTGAATCCGTAGCATCAACTAAAAGTTTAGCAGGTGTAGCCACGTATAAAACACTTAACTGATTACCTGTCTTTGCATTAGGTAATTGGATTGTATCAAAGCTAGGAGTAAATACGCCATTGAGAGCATTGTCATCATTTACACCAATTTCTGCTACTTCAGTATATACCGCCTCTATAGATAAGACGTCTGAAGCTAGGTTGTATGTTGCTATGTTATCTTGAAGATCTATAATTTGTTCGCTACGTAGAAGTTTGAATCTACCGTACAAGGCGATTAGAGCTAGGTTCATATAAGAGACCATTGCAGGGATATCCTCCCTAGCTGCAAGAGATCGGAGTTCCCCATACTTTAGTTGTGTTACTACTTCATCTACAGTCATGGACGTACTCCAGTATAGTTTTTAAAATTATACCATAGTTTAGTGCTACTTTCCTACTGCTTTTACAATTTTACAATTATACGCACCTAAACTCTTTACTTTTCTAAGTAACTTTACATCTATAAGGCTCTCAGGTACAATCATTTTATTAGGTTTCTTACCATTCAGCTTAAGTTCTTTACTCTTATTATCTACAACTACTGATCTAGTTGCTGTACTATTTTCCATATCCCATATTGCTACAATTATTACATCTCTCATTTTTAACCCTTTATATTACGTCGTATGACGAGTCTTCACTTTCAGGTACATAATCACTCTTGTATATACCATCTTCCTTATCTACACTAACCGTTGTGCCTTCGCTAGGCTTCCACGGATCCATTACTGATAACATACTCACAGTATCAATAAAGTCGTCATGTTTGCTCTTAAAACCACTCTTAGAGGCATTACTTAACTCATTGATAATCTCCCTAACTTCTTCACTATCTTTCTGATCTTCTGGAAATCTAATCTTCTTTAACTTGAACTGTGGAAGTATAGTTTGAAACCTAATCATCTTATTACCATTAGGTCTTATACCAGGTTCACCACTATTCTTATCACTAGCTAGGTTAAAGAATATATTACGTTGTAGCATCAGATCTTCAATCCATTTAATGAAGCCACCTTGTTGACCTGACACTTCTATACCTACCTTCTCTGGTTTGTACGTAGTTACAAATCTAAAGACATCATTCATAGTCTGATCCATCAATTGACGTTTAATCGTACCATCAACCCATAACCAATCACCATTATTAGTATATGCCCATACAGATATAACACTAAAGTCAGCTGCTTGCTTTTCACTAGTTGCAAAGTCTGTAGTTATATAGAAATTATAGTTAGCTTTGTTATCATCTATGATACTGCTATCATACCATCTAATATCTGAATCCTTGACTAAACGATCCTCTTCTGACATAATTCTCAACATAAGCTCCTGATTAAAGTTAGCTGGCATACCTAGGGCTTGAGCCTCTTCATACTCATCTCTTACATACTCATAAGTAAATCTATCTTCCCAACTACCTCTGAAATCTTTCTTCTCTACAGGAAACTCTTCACAGATAGGATACACAGATACTCTCCATGCTCCAGACTCAACTGCTTTATATAATGGATCTCTAGCATTAAATGGAGTACCTAACCAGATCATCTTTTGTTTCGTAGGGCTAAGAGCCTTAGAAACGGCCTTGTATACTGTATTCTCTATCGTAGCTATAATAGTGGGCGATTCAGCATCTGTATCAGAAACCAGGTCATCAAGAATAGCCATAGTAGGTCGTTGTCCCATTTCTTTAGCACCACGAACTCCTGTTTTAGCACCATACCCTTTTACAATAGTAGTATGACCCTTATTATTTTTAAACTCTAATCTAATGTCAGTAAACTTTCTACCTCCACCTGATTGTCTCTCATACTCATCAGGATCTACATATCCACCATTATCGCCTACACTAATCTTCTTATCTGGAATAAGCTTCTGTAAAAACTCAGAGTTAGCATATCTAAACTCAACGTTACGTCTAAGATTCTTTACACCATTCTCAATTGAGTCAGTAACGTAAAGTATAAGGTTTGTTTTACCAAATCCAGGTATATAACCAAATGCTGCACAGAAAAGTATTAAATACTCTGCAAATACGGTAGTATTATGCGTTACCGTGTACCCATTAGCTATATAGGTATGACTTTCAGAAGATACTTCTATGCAGTAACCTTTCTTCTTACCGAGAGGCTCTAAACTTACTATGCCTTTAGTCATCTTCTTAGTGGGTTTCCACTTAGATGCCTTTCTATTTAGTCTGAAAGGATTTACCTTTATGTTTACTATAGTTCTATACTCAGTCTCGAAGTTTTTATCTGACCTAATGTACTCTTTTACATAACTTATAGCACCTAAACTTCTAGCTAAATCCCTTACATCTGTAGCCAGTCTTCTATTGTACGAACTGTAACTACATCCTCCATTTTTAGCTATGTGCCCATCTCCATCCATAAGACCTCTAAGTAGTAGGACTCTTTGACCTATACTACCTAACATGTACTCTTTAGGGATGTACTTATTACCACTTCTTAGCTCAGAGTATTCTGAAAATACTTTACTACCTATATATATTTGACCAGCATTACCACCTTCTATACGCATACTATTAATAGAGTATCCAGAGTCTCCTACATACTTACACAACTCTACCATATCATCTGCATGACAGCTAATCTGTCCTTTAGGGTAGTAGCCGTTAGCTAAACCTAAACCTAACACATATGGGTCTATTCCTACAGGTTTATACGAAAACTCTATAGGAGATACTAGCGGTATCCCAAACCTATAAGAACACTTGGAATCTTTAACACTAGATCTTTTAGATGTAGTAACAAGTCCAGACTCTATAAGCTCTAGAGTAGTCATAACTTTTTCACTATTACGTTTTACAGTAGGAGTTCTTCTATCTCTCCATACTACATGTTTATGTTCGTCTCCTACTTCCATAGTAGTACCATCAGTAAGAGTCATTAGGTATGTTTCAGGATACTGAGCCTCTGTCTTATAAGTAACTACAGTAGCTTTCCCATGCCTATCTATTACAGAATCTCCTACAGATATAGCTCCCATAGTAGTCCATCCACCAGGAGTCAATATAGGACTATTCTCTGTCTCTAGTTTTCCTATACCACGATGACATAAGATCGCACAACGCTTATCATTGTTAAATACATTGTCCATCATCTTTAAGTGAACTAGTGGTGTCTCATTCTCTTCTTGTCCATTATTAACCTCTTTAATAAAGTTAACAAACATAAGAGCTTCAACTGTAGGCATATAGCCTTTCATTTCATAGTCAGTAAGATTCAGGTGTTGCTCGACTGGAAGTTTTAGGTACTTAGTAGCCATTGTCGATACCCATTAGTCTTCTAGCTAGAGCTCTAACGTTTCTAGGCGTACTTGTATCTTTAGAGGCTACATCTAGTGCTTTACTTAGTCTATCAACATAACTGCCTCTATCAGGTTTAACAACTACCTTCTTATAAGGAATTCTTTGCTTACTCATCTAGTTCAGCCTCTATAACTTCTTCAGGTCTTTTAATAGAAGCATTAGTTACTGCTTTTAAATCTACACCATCTCCAATCATAGCTAGTTGTTTATCTGCAAATGCTCTCATAGCTTGTTCATAATCATCTACAACACTTCCAGTGTCTATAGTCATATCTATCTCTATTTTAGCTGCTTCAGGTGCTTTGGTGTTAGCCATTACAGCTGTTAGTGCACTTACTTTTGCTACTTCCGATCTACCATTTAAACCTATTCTCATAAGTTCATTTAAAGCTTCTTGATGCATAGGAGCATTTAGTACATGACTAGGAACAATAGTTTGTTCAAATATCTGTACAACTAACTTATTCTTCTTATACATAGATACATAAGGGGCAATACTATTACGATCTTCACCTTCATTTATAAGTCTCTGGTATCTTTCAGGGAATGTAATAGCATAAGCATCTATATCATTATGACCTATTAAACAGTATGATACAAATCTAACTGCATTCATATAATCTGTTATTTTGAATCTACCTGATTTTAATACACCTATGTAAGATAGTACATTATCTTTGAATCCACCTAGTAACTTAGGATCATCATTCCATCCATTTAACTGATCTACTAAATCTTGAGTAATCATACCTCTTGATTTCTTAGGTGCTACATCTTTTAGCACATCTAGTGTTAACATATTATATCCTTTTGAAGTATTATACCATAAAAAGTGGGTTAGTATATAAGATCTGTATAAGTATATAGCTAATATGAGGGGTATTTAGGTATTATATGAACAAATGTTCTTATTGACATTTATTATGTTATTTGGGTATTATATCTTTATATATAACTTGGATTGCGGTTTTGTATGCTACATTAGGGGGTAAGCCAGAATGGCGAAGGGGTCGCCCCTGTTGAATGGCGGACAGAGCCTAGACAAAACTCTAACAAATCTATATCAAATCATCTATAATAACCTGAATAAAGTATCGGATCTGGATTAGTATCTATAAAACCATCGTCATCACTATTATAATCTCTGTGAATACTAATCCACTCGGCATCAGTGTAAAAACACCTAGAGAGGAGAGGTTCATATCCGATCTTCCTTTTTAATAAGTGGACACTCTTCTTCATATATAGCTAGTAAATCATCTAGTGGTATATCAAAGAACTCAGTACTTCCATCAAAGCCAGTCTTAAACTTATAATTAAATTCTTCCAATCTAGTGTGAACAGTCTTCTCTCTCTGATAATAATTCGGTAAGTTTCTAAATCTAACTAGTGAACACTCAGGGACATACCTTCTACCCATAAAAAATGATCTACTAATCTGTAACATCCTATCTATGGGCTTATTAATAGTAACTCCAACCTTATACAAAGTCTTATACCCATCACCTTTCCTAAACCTAAACTCCATCACATAAACATATCCACACTCAACACCATCATATTTATCAGCCATAGCTTGTAATAAACTCATCTAGTTCCCTTTTTTGCATATTATATCATAAGACAGATAGATCACCTCCCTATGGCGGAACGGTATCTAAATACTCTTCGTCCCAATCTAGCTCAGACGTATCTATAACATCTAATTCCCAACCCATTTGCCCGGCTACAGCTATCATACTAAAGATAATTGTATCTAGTGTATCATCATTGTCTCCATACTCTTCGCACAAATCGCTGATTTCGTTCATATACTCTGTTAAATTCAAGCCCATTTCGGAACCCCTTATATATAGTATAGAGTTATTGTATCTAAAAAGCTTTTAAAACTCTAATAATAATTTCTTAAAGTTTTCTTAAATTGGTTTTTGAAAATTATTATTTTTTAGTCTCAGTTCAGTAATAGTGAGTAAGCACACTAGAAGTAAAGTACCCCCCGCACTCATCCAGCCAAAGGATGTTATGCATATATTCACCACTGTATCTGTCCGATACACGTATCACATCTTAAAGGATCACACAATGACAAACACAATCACAAACCTAATCAACAACGCAGCAGAATCAACATCAGTAGTAGCACCAACGAGAGTAACACGCAACCCAATGAAGAAACTGTTCAGTACATCTAAGGGTATCATCAACTCTACACTAACAGTAGTGGATGAAACAGTAGTAATTTTCGATGACATCGTATCTACAGTACCAACTATGATACAAGGGGGTAAAGAAGTAGTGACACTAACAGGTACATTAGTAACAACAGTATCTAAGAGAGTCATATTCACAGAGAAAGAGATGGAATTATACGATAACCTTACACCTGCACAACGTAAGACGTTTAGACCTGAGTTAGTTAAGAAACTAGGTAACGATATAGTGAATGCACTTGAAGATGCATTCAAAGAAGAAGCTTAAAAGGTCCTTATACACTATACGTACAGAGTAACGTCTGTATGTATATTAATCAGTGCAATAGTGCCAATCTGTACCTCTAAGAGGTCTACTTAAATACCTAAAAGGATATACCATGTATAAATTAACACCATTTCAATCTATTGACCAAACACAATCAAAAGCTAAAGCTAACGCACTAGAGCAAATAACAATAGAGTTAGCTGAGTATCAAGAAGCACTGACTAAAAGTGTTAGAAGTAGTGACTGGGCTACAGAGGATATTCCTGTGTATATAGACACACCTGAACCAGTCGCTATATTAGATTACTGGCATACAGAGTTAGAGGATATACTTGCTAGTAAGCCGTACTCAATGCATTGTAACTATGCTGTGTACGCAAACTCTACTAACCTACCAATGATAGATATGACAAAAATACTTAACTTTAATAGTATCCTACATGCTACATATGCTAATGGGGAACCTAAGGAGAAGTGTGTATTATCTACTGATTCTAGAGTATGGGGCGAGGGTTACATTGACATATTCGTACAGAAGGAGGCTAGGTTCCACTTCTACTCACTAAACGGTAGCATACATATAGCCAAGGAGTACAACGCAGTTATTAGTAGCGAAGAGATGGCGATCATCAATCTTATAGACTGGAAAGATGAGCTGGATCATCAATATACTATGCGAAATGATTTACCATGTTAGTTTACATCGTACTAATGACCGCGATTCTATACAGTGCCATCTTCGGATGGTATTGGTATGGTATCTGTCAAAGACTAGATCTTTGCACCATTCGGAGTTAATCATGACACAGGTTTATATACTATTATACATAATGCAGGAAGGTACTGAAGTTCATACAACAAAAGCAAAAGCTTGGGCTATGGCTGAGACATTACCAACTATTAGTCCTTGGGGGTGATAAAATGTACACAGAAGTAATAAAAAAAGGAGGTTCTATAATGGAAGAGTTTACAATACTTGGGACAACGTTCCAAGCACACAGACAAGCCCAGAACCAACAAGGCGCAGTAATAGTACACATAGCAGCATACTTTCAAATGCTAGCACATCGTATCGGTTACTTTCCAGCTAAGGATGAGATGAGAGATAGATGTCATATCTTCATCAATATTAAACAATAGCATGTACACATATCTCAATCTCAGGTTTGTTACAAAAGTAGCTAGAGATACCTATTATATGCGAATGCAGATAACAATAAAAGGGTAAACAAATGGAATTTACAACAAGAGAGCTGCACTTGATAAAGTGTGCTATAGAGCATGCTGTAAAGCAGGTAGATGCAAAAGCTACAAAGATAGATTGGAAGCAAGATGAACCAGAAGAGTCACACAACTGGGAAGCATATGAAACTATCAACAGTACTCTCAAAGGGTATAAGAAGTTGCTACTCAAGTTTTAACTACGGCAAGTAAGTAAGTCCAAATCACACCTAGTTGAATAGTCTAACCTGAAACAACATCTATAATAATCTAAAAGGATTAACAAATGTTATCAATTATCAATACAATCAAAAACAACCTTCGTACATCCGCTCAAGTAAACTCTAGTCTTATCAAGTTAAGAAGTATCATCAGTGATGAATACCAGCTAGAGGCAGAAATGTTAGAGGCATTCCTTGTGTTAGATACACAGGATAAGACACTAGCTAAAGCGTTAGATAACGCTATTAATGGCGCAGAAGAGACTGAGATTCACCAAGTAGTAGCAGCGTTAAGCTACGTTATTCCAATGTATGGTATTGAAACTAAGGTAGGAGCATACTATACTGACAAATGTAAGATAGCACTAGCTAGTATTATAGTTAAAGAGTACCACACTGTAGTTGGTGCAAGAGAAGATCAGAAGATAAGAACTATCAATGGTCGTAAGGTAGCAACAGATCTACATTATCTACAAGCTAAAGACTATAAAGCAGTAGAAAAGAATATGTTAGATGGTATTCATTTTGAACCAGGTCAAATGCCAACTAAGTATATTAAGACTAAGCCAGGAGCACCTAGATTAAAGGTTTGTAAACAACTTAAGAAGGTAGCTAAAGCAGTATCATCTATGAAGTTAAGAGTTGTCTCTGATATTAATAGAGATCAACTATTGGATGTACTACTAGCTGGAGATGATTACCTAGAAGCACTAGCTGGAAATGGTTCAGAGCATAGAATAGCGATGAAAGCTAGATTTACTCGTTATACAGAACTAACAGAGATGGTACAAGCTAGAAGTATGCTAGATGGTATGTATTTATCAGTCAACTTCTGTTACAGAAATAGAATGTACTACGATGTATCATTACAAACACTAAATCCTCAATCTAAGGTAGGAAAATACATGTATGAGGCTTACAAAGCTCGTAAATTAAATGACTTAGACTACAAGAACTTAGCATTTGCAGCAGCATCAGCTGTAAGTAGATGTAAGTTAGAGGATGGAATAGCTATTTTTGAGGAGAATGAGGCTAGTATTAGGAAGACTTTACTATCAGAGGTAGATTTCTTAGAGTTAACGTATAATAAGCGCCTAGTGCAAGCTATAGATGACTATAGAACAGGTGTAAAGAGTAGATTCCTACTACTATTAGATTATACAACTGGTGGATTAATACATTTCTCAAGTGGTTATACACAAGAGAAGCAATCTATGACATTAGCTAATATATTAGCATCAGAAGATATGCAAGATACACACCAAACTATGTTAGAGAGTATAGCTAAGGTTACTGGTCAGACAATGACGAGAAAAGATGCTAAGGTTATCAATCAATCTATATTAGCAGGTGCAAGTGCAGAGTCAGCAACTAAGAAGTTCAATGAGCATTTTGGTCAAGAGCTATTAACAGTAGAAGAGCTAAATACTATAGGTACAGCAGTATATGGTCAAACATATAAGGCATTCAATAGCTATAATACTTGGGGAAGAAACCTACTTGACAATGACAACTCATCTCTTATGTTTACAATGAGTGATGGAGTAAAGTGTATGAGCTCTGCTTATATTCAAGGTCAAGAAGTTAAGGTATATGTACCTACAACTAGTGGTATGAAGCAAATGACTATACATAGAAATATGCCATTACTAATAGATAATAAGTCAGGTACACCATTATTAGTAGGTGAATTTGCTAAGGCTAAGGTATCAGGATTCCTAGCTAATACTACTCATGCAGTAGATGGTAAAGCTATTAGAAAGATTGTACTAGCTATGGCTGAAGTAGGTGATGTAGGTATATTCATTCATGATAATATTGGTTGTTCAGGAGATGCTCAAGAAACAGTAAGAGAAGTTGCAAAAGCAGATATACAAGAGAACTTTGATAATCAAGTGTTCTTAGATATTCAGCATCAAGTAACTAACAATCGTACAGGATCTTTAATTACAGTTCGTGATTACTCAGTAAGAGATATGGAAGTGCTAGAACTTTCAGACTCTTTTCTTCAAGCTTAGGCTTGGCTCTGCGAGGGTAGAGTATAGACTATCTAATGGTTTATACTGTGTCCTCAATTATAAAGCACCTAGCATGCTCTAGGTTATATTAATTGATACGATACTAAAGAGTAAATTTTAGATGTACTACAAGATGTAGTAGTCAGACTCGACGGTTTAGCACATCGCATTCGCTCTGTTAAATGAATATATTGATATATAAATTAACGGTGTAGGAGCCAAAATGAACCATAAACCAGAACTATTACCACTAGCTTTTAATCAAGCAAAAGGTATTCAATCAAAGATTAGTGAGTTAAATATATCTAAGGATATGACTCAAGAAGCTAAGGATATTATAATCACTAAGCTAGCTACTGACAAAGCAATAACATCAGGAAAGCCATATACTTCACACCTATCAGGTATGGAATGGTATGTAGAATCCCTAGTTGAGAAATCTCAGTTAGATAAGAAAGCGCTTTTACAAGCACAGTACGATGAACTACTACCAGCTAATAGCTCATTTGATGAACTCGTAGGTATGATGTAATGTTATACATAGCTGTTGATGGAACAATCCATTCAAGTGCTGCTATGGTACAACAATATAACGCGGAGATCAGATAATGCAAGAAGGTACAATAATAGAGCCAGAGTTTAATCCCTATTGGGATTAGGAATAAAATACTACTAGACTGAGGGTGAGAGTCCATCTCGGTACGAAAGAGATCTAGTATATTGATGAATATATGTCCATATCGAGCGGTCTCAATCTACGCTTTTAGGATACACAGATATCTAAGTGGATATATATTTGTCAATAAGGAGATAAAATGTTAAGTTATATAACCAAGAAAGTAGCAAGTGCTACAGCAATATTAGTTGACTCATCTATTATAGTGGGTAAAGTTGTGAAAAAGGATATAATAGCAATCCCAAAAGCAGCGAAAGATGGTTGGAGAGATGGATTATACTCAGACTCAGAACCTAAAGAATGTGATGGAATTACACCAGGTCACCAAAAGCAAAACCTTAAACCCTAATATTTCACTATATAGGAAATATACTTATAGGTCGGTTATATACTAACTAGGAGCAGAAATGCATATATTAGATCGAATTAGCCGTATAAAGATTAGTGCTTTACCAGCATTAAGATCACGGCTTATGGTTTCAGATGGACCAAAAGATGAAAAAGAGGTAGCTATTAGAGCAATTGATGAGAGACTCTCACCAAAGCGTTATTTAGCTCAAGTAGAAGAGGGTAAAATATCTATGGGTGACATAGCGGATATGTCTATATAAGGAGTGAATATGTTCAAATGGTTAATAGAGTTGTTTATTGGAGAGGAAGAAGTTGTAGTTCGTAAGACTAGGGTTAGACTTAGTAGTCAAGCTAGGATGGATGTAGTTACAGACATCGTAATAAATAAGATAAAAGCAAAGACAGTAGCTAGACTTTATGATATAGATGTATCTACAGTATATAAAATAGTAAAAAGAGCAAAGTGTAAAGGATAGGTATGAAATTCAAGATACTAAAGAACAAGTTAGATAAGTGGTATATAACACACGAAAAGAAAGTTATATACGGAATACTACTATTTGTAGTTATAGCTATATGTAGTTTGAACTATATGACTCGGGGATAAGTAATGAGTCTATGTAAAAGACTCTGGTCAATGTGGTATGGATTTACCCACTTTAGAGTATATCCTAGAGACTATGACGTAATAGCATATTTACATAAGAAATGTACAAAGGATAAGTAGTGAGCAAGAGAAATGATGAAGAGATGGCTGAGTTTAGACAGGAGATGCTAGATGAGGCTAGAGCTGATGAATTGCATGAGATTAAACTACATGGTATTTATGACTATGCTTTAGAACAACATGAAGATGATATACAAGATGCTATAGATATACTTCATACGGTAACAGTAAAGCTTGCATCATATGGTTGGGAAGTAACGATTAAAGAGCTTGTAGATGTCTAAACAAGATATGCTTACTTATATAGCATGGGTGGTAGTTTTAGCTGTACTAGCTATTGGAGCATTAATAATAACGAAAGGATAGAGATACCTAGTGTAAGAGTAAGAACTTGTGTCATAGAGGAGATATGTATGAAACTAGAGTTAGATGAGATACAGTTTATGAAGATTGCTATAGATAATTCAGACCCGTTCTGTTCAGTAAAAGAAGCTAAGTCCAGAGTATATAGAACATCACAAAGTATAGCTGACTTAGAAAAACAGCTAGTTTTAGATAAGAGACACTTAGCACAACTAGAAGCTAGGGACAATATGGTCAAGAAGCTTAAAGACAAGCTGTCAGTAGAGTTAGAAAAAAAAATGATGCTATACAAGATGCTATAGCAATATGTGTAACTAAAGGATAAAAGATGAAAGAGATAACAATAGATGGAATAACATACGATTTAGTAAAGAGAGAGAATTGTACTCTTCTCTCTTGGAGAATGCCAAATATAGAAGAGTTACTCAGTGCAGTAGACTATGGAAAACATGACCCTGCTACAAGTATGGAGGGATTTACTTCTAGTGGTTATTGGTCTTCTTCGTCAAATGTTTCAAATTCTAAGTATGCTTGGGGTGCGGACTTTGAGTTTGGCAATTCCTACCGCTACTATAAGACAAATGAGTATTATGTTAGGTGTGTTAGAACAGATGAAAATGGTGACCTTGTTTGGGGTGAATCAAGTGATTACCCAATGACTTGGGAAGATGCTCAAGAATGGTGTAAAAAACAATAAACAAAAGATAAGTAATGGCATTAGGAGCAGAAATGAAATCAAAGAAGATAATAAAAAAGTTGGTAGTTAAGACTTTAAGGAATAGTGGTATAGTTGATCCTGATGATATTAACAGGATTTGGGAAACAAGTAGAAAAGAGATATTATCTTCTATGTATAAAGCTACAGATATAGTTGTTTCTGATGCAATAGAGAAGACTTCTAGAAAGTACGAGCTATAAAAAAGGGGAAAATATGGGAATATTTAGTAAGTTTAGAAGAAAGATAAAAGAAACGGTGTCAGAAATAAAAGAAGTAGTTGATGAAACTAAAGAAGTAGCTGAGAAAGTAGTAAGTCCAGCAACAGGGTCAGTGAAAGGAACAGTAAAGACAGTAGCAGGGACAGTAAAGAATACTACATCTAACATCATTGATACAATTAATCCTTTTAAGAAGATTGATGTAGGCGGTAAAATAGAAGATGTAACATATAATTTCATGGGCAACTTATGGGATAGATGGTATTTAAGTGCAAAAAAGAATACTGCGGTGTGGTTTGAGAAAAATAAAAACTATGTGTACTTAATCGTATTATCGATTGTACTACTAAAAATCTTCTTCTAACTCTAACAGAGAATGCATCTATGTATTTACACTTGCATATACTTATACACCTCATTGACTTGACAAAAGGACTATAAATATGTTAAAAAAGTTAGACAAGCTGAGATATAAATTACAATCAGGTTTTTTAAAGATATTCGCTCATATAAAAATTCATCCATACCCATTTTGGGTAGTAGTTGAACCAACGACTTTTAAACTAAAAGGCGATTCTTATTATGAAGTGAGAGACATTATTCAAGCAGGAGATATTATTCTTAGAGGTTATGATAAGTACCTTGATGGATATTTTATAGCAGGAAAGTATAGCCATGCATCGTTATATGTTGGTGGAGTCGATGAAAAGATAATACACTCAATGACACCAGATGTACAATATACTGATTTAGTTAGTTTTATGAGAGCCGACAGAGTTGCAGTTATAAGGTTTCCACAACTAAAACACTCAAATATTATGGTCATTTTACAAAGAGCTAAAGAAAAAATAGATGTTCCGTACGATTATGATTTTATATTTGAAGAAGAAGATAAAGTAAGTAGATTTTTTTCATGCAGTGAATTAATTTATTACATAATGAAGCCTTATCAATATATAACGAATTGGAAATTAAAAGAGACATCTGTACTTTTTGGATTAATCAAAAGAGATGTATTTTTCCCCGATGATATTCTACCGACTACAGACAATACAAATGGCAAAGTTATTTGGAGTAAATAGAAAATACTCTAAAACTCTATTGTTTTGAGTTTACTCAAGCTATTATAGTGGCATCTTAGGGCTTAATAGCCTAAAAAACACACATACGAGCTATAAACATCCTCGAAGAAAGGTTTATGTATTAAATAAGGGAGATTGATGGGAACACAAATATGTGAAACATGTAGGTATTGGAAGATGTCTCCAAAAACAACAGCAGTGATGGTATGTACAGAAGGTATAAACCATCTAGATTTTAGAGAAGTAGCACAGTGTGTTAACCATAAACAAAAAGGGGATAAAATGACAGTAGAATTATTAAGTGCAACAGACCTATGGGTCGCAGCTAGGGGAATCCGAAAGTGTTGGGCTTCAGAGGGTAAGTCAGATACTTATGTATGCGACAAAGGAACTTGTGTAGAACAGGTACTAGTAGGTAAAAATGATAAAGCTTTAATTCATAGAATTGGCAATAAGAATAAACATGCTTCGACTCTTGAACATTTGAACTACTCATTTGATATAGATGGTATTACTAGAGCTTGTTTACAAGAAGTAGTTAGACACAGACATGCAAGTATATCAGTAAAGTCTACTAGATATACTCTCAAAGAATTAAAAGGTGAACAACCGTTCTTACCAGATGAAGAAGATAACTATGATAGAGCATCAGAGTATGTAGTATTTACAGATAATGCAGATGTTAACTATCACATTATTGCTGCACTAGATGGTATTCGTAAGTTAGTAGCTAGTGGTATAGCTAATGATGTATCAAAGTACGCACTACCAGAATCATTCAAGACTAGTTTTGTATGGACTATTAATGCTAGATCGTTACAGAACTTCTTAGCATTACGTACTAACAAAGCAGCACTACAAGAAATCAGAGAACTAGCTTACGAGATTTATAGTAATCTCCCGGAAGATCACAAATATCTGTTTACAGAATTTTTATATGAGGAAGAGTAATGACATTAGATCAAACAGCTGAAGTAATTATAGAATGGGCCGTAGATAGAGGTATCATACCTAACGGTAATACTATGACTCAAGCTATTAAAACATTAGAGGAAGTACAAGAGCTATTATATGCTATTGATACTAAAGACTTAAATGAAATAGTAGATGCGTATGGCGACATATTCATAACGATAGTAATTGGAGCTTATCTAAATGGTACTCAGCTAGATTACTGTGCAGAGAAAGCATACAGAGTTATTGAGAATCGTAAAGGTTTTCTAACACCACAAGGTGAATTCATAAAGGAATCGGAATGAATTGGTTAAGTAGAAATGTGACAGGTACAGGAGTTATAGTAGTACTATTTGGTGCAAATGTACTGCTATTTATGGTATGGGGTATACAAACAAATATTGAATTTGAAAAGTATCTAGCTAAGAACAAACTAGTTTATGCTAAGGGTTATACCTCAATTAAACCAGACACAATAATCTATGAAGATTATAAAGAGGATAAGTAATGGGCTACAGAAGTGAGATATACATCAAAGTAAGTGTAAAAGATGAACCAGAACTATTAGCTTTACTAGCTAAGCATGAATTAGATGAATGTTTTGAGAAGCAGCTAGAAGATGAAGATTATGTAGGTTACTATGCATCTCATCTAAAGTGGTATGACAGATATCCAGAGGTTAAAGCTATCAATGATTTCATTGATACAGAGGATGAAACTGCTGATATTAGAGGAATGATAGTAATAGGTGAAGATGGGGCAACCGAAGAGTATGGCCAACCCTGGAAAATAGATATGCATGCAGTATCAAGAGTAGAGTGGTAATGCATTGGCAGTTTAATGGTAGTGACTACACAAAGTTAGATAAGAATGTATATGGATTTATTTACAAACTATACCTATCAGATGGTACTATGTATGTAGGTAAATGTGACATTATGTCTACAACTACTAAACCAGCTAAGAAGGATGGATCAGAACGTCCAGGTCATATAGACTTCTTTAACAAGAATGTACTTATTGATCCAGACACTGATAACATAGCTGTATCTAAAAAGGACAAGGCTAGAGTTCGTAAAGCTGGTATTAAAGCTACTAGATGTAAATATGAAACTATCAGTAAAGAGTCTGATTGGAGAGAGTATATGGGTTCATCAGAACACGTAGACACTTCACTAGTTACACGTAAGTTAATACTAGAGTTATTACCAACTAAGAGATCACTCACTTATAAAGAAGAGTGGTGGCAATTCCAACTAGATGTATTAGAAGATCCATTATACTTGAATCGTAATATTGGAAATAGGTACTTCAGAGACAAGCTACTATAAGATAGGTGGCAATGCCAATAAGTCCACCCTTATTTGTGGTGCTATAATAGGGACTAACTACAAGGTTAGCTCATAGGGGTCCTCCTTCCTCTTCCCTTAGCTTGGCTATTATAAATATACAAACAATTAGGGGCGACATAGCTTGCGCCTCGACTACTCCTATTCATTACATAGATAATCAATGGATTATCAATCTAACAAATAACAAAGGAATTGACATGGAAATAGAAAAGACAATAAACATCAAATTTACAGATGAGGAACTAACAGCATTTATAGCTGATAGAGTTATAGACCTAAAAGACGATGAAACATGGGAACTAGTGAATAGTTACACAACAATAAACAACTACACATTTAAGATAGTTAAAAAATGTCAAGGAGATACAAATGATTAACCTAGAATATAACAACGGAGAAAACGTAGTACCTGAAGGAGAGTTTAGAATATCTGCATCAGGCATATCTCGCTTTTTCACAGGAACTAGTAGTTGGTTTAAAGAGAACCTAACAAATCAAGGTACACCATTTGAAGGTAATAAAGGATCCGTAACAGGGACTTTAGTGCATGGAATGGCAGAAGCCTACCTTACAGGAGACGAACTGCCTATAGAAACTATAGCCAAATATGTGCAGCAACAAGACGATAATCTACCAGACTTAGACATTAACTACATCTATCAACAGTATCCTATGATGTGGGAAGTACTAAAAGATTGGTTAAGCAGAAATATAGATAATAATCAAGTAACTAGTGAAGAATTTATGTACAAAGAGCTGCTACCTGGAATAGGTGTGGGTGGAAGTTGTGATATGTACTCTCAAGATACTGTGTACGACTTTAAAACATACAATTCAAAAACTAAACCTAAATCTATGCAGTATGGATATCGTATTCAACTACTAACTTATGCAAAACTCTTACGTGACAAAGGTATAAACATTAACTATATATCTACTATAAATGTGTCAGCATATATAGATGGAGGTATCAGCGAGAAAACTCAAAAACCTTTAAAGAGTTACCCATCTGACATTACTGTACTGACTGAACCTATCACTCCTGACGACTTAGAAATGATTAAGAACATACATGAGGTAATAGCAGAAGCAGTAGAAACATATATAGCTGAACCTAGACTAAGAGGAATCCTAGCTCAAGATAACAGATGTAAACTACTGCCATGTAGTTATACACCATTTATAGACAAAGAGGAGATTTAGATGACTGAAAGAGAAGCACAAACAAAGATTGATTTAGATGTATTAGCAAGATTTGAAGTATGGTGGGAGAATGAGGCAGATGAAATTATAGAAGAAGTTTCAACTTTTGTATCTGAATCAAGAAATCTGTTCCAAGATCAAAAAGCAGAAACTAAAGCTGTAATTAAAGCATGTAGAGAGTCTGTTAGAAATGCAGATCCT